GAACCAAATATAGAAGGTGCTATAGCTGTCCTTAGAGACTTGATGATAGCAAATAGTTTTACGATGACTCGTCAACCTTACGAGCCTAATTACAGAGGTTTAGTTGATGCTGTTATTGATTTAAAAGAAGGATTTCCTAGTTTTGCTCCATTACAAGTTGGATTTGATGCTACTGCATTTGAAGATGTTAGTGAAAATGATGCTTTATATATAAGAACTAGTGATGGTCAGGTAGGTAAAGCTAGTGCATCGAATGGTCTACAAGAAAATGCTCAAGTAGTTGGATTTGCGAATGCAGATGCTAGTGCTTCTGCAACAGTGAAAGTTATTGTTATTGGTCTAAAGACTATGAGTGGTTTGGATGCAGGTGATTTATATTTTTTATCTCCATCTACAGCTGGAGCAATAACCTTAACTCCCCCCTCAAGTGCTGGACAGGCTGTTGTTAGAGTTGGAGAAGCCTCTACAGCGACCGATTTTGCAATCCGTATCGAACCACCTATTAAATTAAGCTGATGTCTAGTGTAGAAAATTACATCCCATATGAACCTAATGCTCAAGGTCTAACAGAGGCTTTGATTGATTTAAAATCTACAATGCCTAGTAATACAGTGTTTAAGGTTACTGGATATGAAACTACCTGTTTTGAGAATGTTACTCAAGGTGATGCTTTGTATTCAAGAGCTAGTGATGGTCAGGTAGGAAAAGCTATTGCGAATGATACATTTGACAAAGCTTGTGTTGCAGGAGTTGCAGAGACTACAAAGCCTGCTGGTCAATCTTTAAAAGTAATTACTGCTGGTATAGTTGCAACTTCTGGTTTAAATACAGGTGATCAATATTTTTTATCAGCAGCATCTGCAGGTGCAATTGTTGAAACACCTCCATCTAGTGCTGGACAATACGTAACTAGGGTAGGAGAGGCTGGAAGTACTGGTCAATTCATAGTAAATGCGGAGCGACCAATACTTTTAAGCTGACAGTTTGGTCATCGTAAAATAAATGTAAATAAGTTCTTTTGGTTAAGAACTTG